GGAACTCCGCAAAGGAAACCGCATCCCCGCTCTCTGGGCCGATCTCGCCAAATCTGAACGCCGCCCAATTGAAAAAGTAGATGCCGGGAAGACTCGCATGATCACTTCAGCTCCCCTCCACTTCACCATTCTCGCCAAAATGCTTTACGGATCCTCCATGGTTCGCCAGTTCGCTGGTCGCATCAAAAATACCTCATCTCTTGGCACCAATGTTTATTCCTATCAGGATGGACACGGCATGGCTGACTACGTCTTCAAGTTCCCGAACATCGGAGCTACCGACTTCAAGCGCTTTGATAAGACCACCTCTCATCAAGGTCTTCGCCAAAACGAAGAATCCTGCGCCGAAGCTGAGCGTCGTCTTGCTCGTGCCTTTGCCCATCTTGCCGCACCCCTCATTTCTGAAGCTTTTCCTTCCTGGCCTGCCCAATCCAAAAAGTTCATGTCTCTCGTTTTTCCTGATTTTGATTTTGCTGCTTTGACTTCTGAATCTTTGATTGAGTTTTCTATGTTGTGTTTGTCCATGCGTGATACCCTTCATCGTGATATTGCCTCAAGTGTTCATATCCTGCAATCCACCCTCTACCTCGATACCCAAGGCATGCCTTCTGGAGTCCTTATCACCGGTAAGGGCAACTCAGAGGATAATGCCATGGGTTTTCGCTATTGTTGGAAAATTCTTGCACCTCCCCATCTTCGGAAGAAATTTGACGAACACGTTCGTTGCAATTTCCAAGGAGATGACAACCTTTTCACAGTTTCTGATGAAGCAGCTCCCTTTTTTAATTGTCGAACCCTCCAGAAAGCTTTTGCCCAAATTGGAAGAGAGATGACCGATGCCCTTAAAACAGGCGGAGAGATTCAACCTTTCCAATCTATTGATGAAACCTGGTACCTCAAACGAACCCCCCGCATGTCCACTGACCAGCCCGGTTGTGCATTTGAAAGTGCCAGATACGTCTGGTGCTTAGAAAAAGAAGTCATCCAAGAAATGCCCAACTGGGTTTCCAAATCCGGCCCTCCCAAAGTCATGGTTGCCCAAGTCCTCGAGGACGTGCTCCGCGAAGCAAGTCTCTGGGGAATGGATTACTATGAAGAAGTGTATGATAAATTGTTTACCAAATGTGCTGTGAAAAACATTCAACTTCCTGCCCGTGATTTCAGAGGTACTCGTGCCGCTGTACTCTCGGGTTCCTTCTCTCCTTG